CGCAAGCACTCCAAGACAAACATTGGAGTAGAGAGCACTGCGCTGGGCCGTAAGTTACAGAATCTACACCTACTGAAAAACGTGGAGAACACAAGACGTGCGTCACAGAAGGAGCGGGAAGCCCCTTTTGGCGTTCTTGTGCACGGTGCCTCGAGTGTTGGAAAGTCCACTTTTACCAAAATGTTATACTACTATTATGGAAGTTTGCATGGATTGGAGAAAGACGATCATTTCCGTTATGTTCGGAACCCCGCTGATGAGTATTGGAGCAATTTTGATTCCAGCAAATGGTGTATTCAAATGGATGATATTGCGTTCCTTCTACCATCAAAATCTTCTGAAGTTGATCCAACTCTGAAAGAAATGCTTAATGTGGTAAATAATGTTCCATACGTGCCACCACAAGCAGCTTTGGAAGACAAGGGCAAAACACCTGTTTTAGCCAAATTAGTGGTTGCCACGTCTAATGCTAAGGATTTGAATGCTCATGAGTATTTTTATTGTCCTTTAGCTGTGCGTCGTCGATTACCATATGTTGTCCATGTCATTCCAAAGACAGAATATCTACATAGTAACAAAAAATTTCTCAATACTGAAGCCATCCCTGACTTCGATGGTACTTATCCTGATTTTTGGAATATTACTGTTCAAAAAATCATTCCCATCGAAGCCAATGGTCGCGATCGCGCTAAGTTGGTTGATGTGGAAAAATTTGACAATGTGTTGGAATTTTTGGAACATTATGGAAGAGCATCCATGGAGCACTTGAATGTACAAGGCCGTTCGCATGAATGTGACGCAGGAATGCGTGACATTAGTGTATGTCCCTTGTGTTTTAAAATTTCCACTGAATGTTCTTGCCTCCAGGTGGCAGAAGTGTCGTACCTGGCTATTGTGAAGAGAACATTTTTTGAAATGGCCTGTTCATATTTTATATGGGTTTTGTCATGGTCCTGTGTTGTATCCTACGTGAAGTTTGTCGCACGCGTGAGGTTTGCGCGGCGTTGTATTGCTAAGTTCAGCAATATGCTAAGCATGAGGATACAAATACAGGTTTACGCAATATTGAATGGCGCACCCATACCCAAAGAGTATAAATATGCTCTTTTAAGTTTGTCAGCGATGGGCATCGTTTTGTACATGTACTCTCGACCAAAAAAGAATGAAGAGTATTGCAAGATGAGTCCACAGGGAAACAAGCTCAGCACTACTGAGTTAGATTTGGAGACTGAGACAACATCGAATGTATGGTATGATCCTATTATGGAATTGAGTACTTTCGATGTTCCCCCAGCTTCTCTCAGTAATGCCTCAATGTCTGAAACTCAAATACGAGACTTATTTGCACATAATTGTGTGCGTGTCCACATTACAGCTTTGGACTGCAATTATTCATGCCGCACAGGCGGTGTGTTTGTTCGCGGTCAAACTTTGTTGACTAATGGTCATGTCTACAAGAATGGAGCACGTTATCGCATTGAGATTCAGAATATGATCAAGCAAGGATTGAGCTCAAATCACGTGATCACTATCAAGAGAAGTGATATAAGCTTTCTTCCAGAGCGAGATCTAGCAGGATTTCAGGTGTTGTCTATGCCTCCACACAAAGACATCACCAAATTTTGGAATACTGACACCATGCCTGTTTCACGCATGGTGAGTCTCAAAAGGAATGTTGATGGACGTGTCGTCTACCAAAATGTTTTCGGCGTTAATCATATTAATCAATTTCCCATAGAGGCTTTAAACATTAGCACTCCCATGTATATGGGGAAAGGTGAGGAACTTACTCAACCTGGTGATTGTGGATCACTTGGTGTGGCCATCACTCCACGTGGGCCCGTGATTATGGGTATTCACACTGTTGGTTACAACAATATGTGTGGATTCCCTCATGTCACTAGGAAATGTCTGAGTGAATTCCTTTGCGCATCCACTACTATCGAACATGCGAGTGGTGGGGGTGAACTAGTGATATCACTTAATGGTGATGTTCAACTTGTAACACCACATCACAAGAGCTTGTTTCGATACTTGCCAAATGGCACAGCCCGAATTTATGGAAGTTTTCCAGGCTTTAGGCCCAAACACAAGAGTCGCGTCATCCGAACACCTATTTGCAAAAAAGTTCTTGAACATTTCAAGACTGTTGTCAAACATGGCAAACCAGCCATGGACGGTTGGGAACCCTGGAGGAAAAATGTAATCGAAATGGTTCAACCTACAGTTAATTATGACAGAGATGTTTTACGCAGAGCGCGTGACATGTTTTCCTCCGAGATATTGGATTCTCTACCTAAAGAATGGGAAGGAGAATTAGTTTTTCTTTCTCGCAAAGCAACAGTTAACGGATTACCTGGTGTTAAATTCATTGATCGTATCAATTGTAATTCATCCATGGGTCATCCGTGGAATACAACTAAAAAGAAATATTTGATACCCGATCCTTGTGAATTGTATCCTGAAGGTGTGGATTTCGTTCCTGAAATATGGGATGAAGCCAACAAAATTGAGGAGTTGTATGCGAGTGGTCAGCGTGCTATGCCAGTATTTACTGGTCATCTGAAAGATGAACCAACACCCTTAGCAAAATGTGAGGCCAAGAAGACGCGAGTCTTCACAGGTTCGAGTGTTCCATTCAGTTTAGTAGTGAGGAAACACTTACTCAGCTTTGTTCGACTGCTTCAAAAGAATAAATTTGTTTTTGAAGCAGGACCTGGTGTTGTAGTTCAATCCATGGAGTGGAC